CCGCTTGCCCTGACCGCGACCGTCCCGGACGTCATAGGCGAGCCGACCGCTGGAGAGTTCGGACACGGTGGTATAGCCCCAAGGCCAATAGCGCAGGCCCGACAGCTGACCGCCGCCATTGCGCTCGATCTCGATCAGGCCGTTGCCGGTCAGCAGAGCGTCGGCAATCCAGTGCTCGACCGTATCGCACCACGTCATGGAAGGTGTCGCGCCGCCCCGGATCAGGCGGTTCAGCGGGTGCCGGAAGTTCTCCAGCCGATTGCCGTTCTCGATCGAATAGACCCGCGCCGGGACGTAGGCGAGGGCAGTTGCGATCGCGCTGGTGCAGGCGAGCACGGTCGACAGGTTCTCTGCACCGCGTGCGGACAAGCCCGCGCTATAGCCCGTCATGGGGGCAAGCGCCTGCCAGCTCGGATCGGCAGCGCGCTTTTCATAGCCTGCCAGCGCCGCTATGCGGTCAATCATTCCCATCGGGCAGCCTCCGCCATCACGAGCACCCGCTTGCGGCGTTGTGCTTCAGCACCGCGCATAAACGCCCGCAGCGCAACCTCAGTCCCGGCATAGGCAGGCCATGCCGAGACGATCGAGATTTCCTTCAGGTCGACAGCGCGCAGCGTGCGCGTCTTATCCATCCAGGTCTCGCCGCCTTCAGGCACCCGGAAGCCAAAGCTCATGCCGCCAAGATCACCGCGCTCGGCAAGGGCAATAACATCGCGCCCCGCCTGAGTGTCGGGAAGGTCGAGCGAAAAGTGCAGGCCCCGGTTATCCTCAGACAGCCGCAGCGTGCCCGACCGCGTGCGCCCCAGCACCTTGCCGGGATCGTGATCGAGCAGTGCGAGAATATCTCCCGACAGCGACCGGCTGAAGGCACCGGGAGCGATGCGCTCCCGGAAAGCCCCCAGATCGGCCTCTGCGGTGAACGTGGCGGCATAGCCCTCGACCTGGCGCCCCGCAGTGCGAAGCTCGGTCGCGAAGCGCCGCTCAAGGGTTGCCGCCGCGCTCATCAGGCAATGCCCACTGCGCCAGCGAGCACGCCGGTTGCCGACACAAATGCCGCCGGGTGACGCACTGCAATGTCGACCGTTGCCATCGCGCGGATCGAGACGTTGCCCTTCGAATAGGCAGTGGCCTCGTAGGGATTAACGAGAATGTCGATTTCCGACCAAATGCCCATCAGCAGCTCGCTCCAATCGGCATAGATCAGCGCGTGGTTATTCGTAGTGCCGCCGAGATTGGTCGGCACCTGATTGCTGAAGGTGACAGGCTCGTTATGGAAGATCGTCCCGACGCCCACCGGCAGCTTGTCGGCATCCTGCGCCAGCATAGCCTGCTTGCGGATGGTGTTGCTGGTGAGGAAGCCGCGCTGCGCCGTGCCGACGTTGGCAATATCGCTCTTGGCGATCATTTCGGCAGCGGTGTTGAAGATGCTGGTGGCATAAGCCTGCGTCTGGATACCGGCAGTTGCCAGCACGCCGACAGGCTCGTTTGCGCCGCCGCCACGAATAGCGGCCCGGTCGATCGCAAGCGCCAGGTCACGCGCCAGCATATTGCGCAGCAGCTGCTCGACGTCCGGGCTTGCTTGCAGCAGCATGTTGCGCGACCACTCAGACAGAGCGCCTGCGTGCTTGGGCGACATAGTGACAGAGCCGAAGTCAGCGTCGTTACTGCTGAGCGCGGCGTTATCGGCAACCCAGCCAATTGCAGGCGAGGCAGTTTCTTTCGGAATCGAGATGTTGCCCTGCAAGCCCGACAGGACACGAGCGCCGAGACCGCGAACAACCGACGAAGCCACGAGCGCATTGATATACTGGTCGGGGCGATGATCGGTCGAGATGAGTTCGCCGCCGGTCGACGACGTCAGCACGCGCCGCTCAAAGCATTCGGTAGGGATGAATACGCCCTCAGGCTTGCGACCCGCGCGCTTGGCAAGTTCAACCTGCATTTCGCGCTCAAAGCCCGCGTCGACGTCAAGGCCAGCTGCCGACGCAATGGCGCGCGACACGGAAAACTTGGTGCGCAGCTCGCTATCGAGCTGCAGGTCGCCAGAGAGCGGCGTGCCGGTCTCAGAGCGTTCGGCTGCGTCGATCTTGCGCTGCCGGGTGAGGCTGGCATCCAGATTGCGCAGTTCGGTTTCAGCCGCTTCGAAAGCGGTGTTGTCGTCGGCTTCATGGGCGTTGTTCATGCGAGCGACGATCGCGCCCCTCGCTTCGATCAGGTCACTCGTTTTAGGCATTGGTCGTAGTCCTTCTATCGGACGGGGAGCACCATGCCCCCCGCGCAGAGATTGCCGACGTCTCTCGACGTTGGTGAACTTGTGCGGCGTTGCTCGATTGAACCGTCATCAGCACTTTCGTGAGGCCCCGCCCAGGCATCGAGCTGGTCGCTATTGGCCGCGCCGCGTCGGCCTCAAAGGATGGGCGGGGATATTCAGTCATTCGGCACCCCGGCGGGTGTCGTTGTATTCGGCAGTTGCGCGATTGTTCTTTTCGGCAAGGAGCGTGTAGCGTTCCGTGCTCTCGACGCGATCCATCATCTCGCGCTGCTCGTAATCTGTCAGACGCTCAAATTCTGCCGATTCTTCAAGAGTAAGCCCGCGAAAGATTCGCCGCCCCTGCTCGTCGCGATATGCCTGCCCGGTGAAAGCAAGATATTCGTCTTCAGTCTCTTCAGGGGTCGGCTTCTTTGGGAACGACCGCGCGGGAACCTCTTGATCGTTCAAGAGGCGCACGAGGTTTTCAAGCGTTTCGATGATGAGGCGATCAACCTCCAAAGCCACGAAGCCGGGGCATGGCAGGTCGGCGGGTTTCGTTTCTGGCCCCAACTGCGTGAAAAGCCAGTCGTCGCCTTCAGGCGTCGGAGTGATGGCGACAACATTATTGGGGATCGCCCCGCCCCTCAGCAGTAGATAGGCGCGATGGGGTATCCCCCTGGCCTCGATCATGTGCTGCGCGACCTGCATCATCCCGAACGGCTGAAGAGCCGCTGCCAGAGCAACCGCGACCGCATCTCTGCCGGTGTAGAGCCGACGCCTGCCCTTGCCGGGGGTCGCGGACGTCAAACGCAGCCAGCCCCGGCTGACCCAATTGTGCAGCTGGGTCGCGGTGACGTAGCAAGCCTTTTCGATGTCGGCATTGGTGAACTGGGGGTCGTCGATCAGCGCAATACGCAGGAAAGCAGTCGGCTCGACGTGCTGCCGCAAGGTTTCCAGACGTTCACTCAGATCAGACATAAATTCACCTCGTGCATTGTAAATGGCACCGACCAAAGCCGATTGCAAGAAAAAAGTGCACGAGGTGAATTCTAAGCCTAAATCCCGACCTCTTCCTCGCGGCCATCGTGCTCTATGTCAGGCTCATCAAGTTCGCCGTCCTCGTGGTGCCAAGCCATGCAATGCGCGATCATGCCCAGCTGCATTGGCGCGTTGCCCCAGCTCGCTTGCTCGGCATCGCCGCCGTCTTCTAGGTTTTCATCCCCGTCCATCGCGTCGGCAAGGTCAATTGCGACCGCGATAAAGCCCTCCAGCTGCGCGCGGTCAAAGCGCGACAGGATACGAGCAACCGCTGGCATGGGGGGAAACTGATTAGGAAGGGTGACAGGGCGGAATCCGCCCGTATTAGGGTCTGTAGCCATGATGCGCTCCGCTAAGCGTGCTGTGGTCAGAGGCGGCTCGGCGTTGGTAGCGCCGGGTCGTCTCGTTGGTGGTATGCTCTCAGCAGGAGTCCGGGTCAACATGAAGCTCTATCGGACAGTATCCCATCCCTCAGGATGGAGCGGCTTGCCTGATTATGAAATTCGCGATGGTCGCATTTATCGCACTGTCTCCCATCCAGAAGGGTGGAGTGGCCTCCCCGATTACGAACTACGGGACGACAAGATATATCGCACCGTCTCCCATGCTCTAGGCTGGAGCGGTTTGGCGGATTACGAATTTCGAAACGGCAAGGTTTGCAGGAGTGTTTCGCACCCTGAAGGCTGGAGTGGCTTGCCCGATTACGAGCCGCGCTAAACCCACATCAGCCCCGCGCCCCGGTATACCGCAGGCCCCTCATCAGTGGCAGCGATACCGCAGGCCATGATCGCAGAAACAATCCCGTCGATGCGATCGAGAGCTTTCGCCTTCGATGGTTTGCGGTTCCCCGCGGCATCGGTCTCGACGATCACGTTACCGGCCTGCCAGCGCAAGAGCGGGTTGTTGTTGTGCTGCATCTTGCCGCCCAGCAATGACCGCTCGAAGGCGTCGACCGCTGCCGCGTAACTCTTAAAGCCTGGGATGAATCCCTGCATCGGCAGATCAATGCCCTCGTCGTTCAAGAGCTTCATCAGCCGCGCCATCTGCCAGCGATCGAAGGCAATCCCCTGCACATCGTAGCGTGCCCGAATGTCTGCCAGCTGGAGCGCAATCGCCAGGTCGTCGCGCGCATTGCCGACCGTCACATCAGCCCAGCCATCAGCGGCCCAGCGATCATAGGGCACCCGGTCGCGCTCGACCCGCGCCGCGATCGTATCGGCAGGCAGCCAATGCCAGCACAAGAGCTTGCCTGCGTCGGGGAAATACAGGGCAAGGGCGGTCAAGTCCCGAGTGCTCGACAGATCAAGCCCGCCGTAGCAGCGTTGCCCCTCCAGCTCGATCGGGTCGAACTCTTCCCCGTTTGCATCCCAATCGGCTTGCTCAATAAACCTGCCTTCAGCCGCTACTCGCTGATTGAGCTGGAGCAATCTGAAGCTCGGCTCGAATGATGGTGAGCGCCTAGCCCGCGCTGCCGCATCCTCGAACTGGTCAGCATTCAGGAAGGTGCCCAGCGCCGGGTTAGCGGCCTGCCAAGCGTCCCGATCGTCGAGCGCGCAATCATCAGGCGCGGCGTGCAATTGCGTGTAGACCGTAGGCACCGGCTCTGCGTCCAGCATCTCGCTGAAGAAGTGCAGATCATCTGCCGCCTGCGTCGAGATGGTCACGCCCAGCGCACTAGCCCGCTTGCCCATGCCGGTTGCCAGATTGTCCCATAGCTCCCGGTTGCGCCATTGCGCGACCTCGTCGGCAATCCAGAATGACGGGGCAAGGCCGTGCGCCTTCCTGGCATCGCTTGTCAGTGCTCGCCAGCGTGACTGCGATTCCTCGTCGATGATTTCCTTGTGCCAGTCTTTGATGTTGACCCGCGCCGCCATCCACGGCGTTGCCTCGATATAAGCCCGCGTCTGGAGATACAGCACCCCGGCTTGCTCCCGATCGAGCGCCGCCGCGTAGCACTCGCCATAAGGCTCTGCACAAGGCCCTAGCAGGTGCGCCAGCGACAGGCCCGACAACAGCGCCGACTTGCCGTTGCCGCGAGCGACTGAGAGCGCCGCCAACCGCACCCGCCGCAATCCTGCATCATCGCGCGGGCCGTAGACGCCCCGGACGAACTGCCGTTGGAAGTCGAGCAGATCCAGCGCCTCGCCAGCCCTGAGGCCCGACACGATCGGCAGCGTCTCCAGAAACGCGATAACCCGCTCGTCTTCAGGCATCCCGGCCTTATCCCACGGATGCGCGACAATCGCCGCCTCGTCATAGGCTTTTGCCGCCTGCCGCAGCCGACCGGCACCCGGCCCGCGCTTACCCATTTCGGTTGCCTTTCGAAACTAATTGAGTTTTTCGGTTCCCCCGCGCTCTTTCCCCCTCAGCTCTGAGCGATTTCCACGGATGCGACGGGTCGAGCGGGTTGCCGTTGGCATCGCATCCGCGCCTAGGCTTGGCCGATCGTGCTGCACCTGCTTCGCTGCCGCGTGCTGTCTTGGCTGAGTGACATGACGGGCAATAGGACACGAGGCCGTCATGGCCGGGGAACGGGTGCCCGCCTGCGCTAACAGGCACGGCGTGGTCGACCGTGTTTGCGATCACCAGGCGGCCCATCTTGCGGCATCCACGGCAGGTAGGATCAAGCGACAGGTGCGCTTCCCTGAGTTTGCGCCAGGTGGCGGTGTTGTAAGGCCACTCTGCCACGATCAGCCCTCGATTTGCTCTGCGGCCATCTTTAGGCCCGCGCGTGCGGCATCCGGCCCGCCAAGTGAGACCGCAATCTCTATAGCCGCAATCATCAGCACGTTGGCAATGTGCATCGGGTCGAGACCCCTTAGTGCAGCCTCGTTCACCTCGATCAGCAGGGTCTCGTGGAATGTCTGGATGAGTTGGTCTTGTGTCATTGGGTTTGCTCCAGTTGGCGAGCGAGCCGACGCAGGCCGCGCTCGATCTCGTGCCGGTTTTCAAAGTATCGTTCGGGGTTGCTCCAATCAGGCCGCAGGCGTGCAAGATCACGTGCGAGCTGACGGGCCGCGTGAGATGGGGCGGTCAATATTCGACCCCTTCATCATCCAGATCGGGCGGCGGGCCGTTAGGCGGCCCCGCCCGGATTATATCTTTAGATATAGGGTGTGTGCGCGGAACGGTTCGGACTGAAGTTCGGAACGGTTCGGAAGCGGTGTTCGGAAGCGGTTCGGAAGGCAGTTCGGAAGCGTTCGGGTCGACCTCGACAATGATCGTTTTGGTCTCGTTTCCTTTCCGCTTAACCTCTTTCGTGGTGATTGCGCCGACGTAGATCAGCCGCTCCATTGCCCTTGCCAGTGCCGGTTTCTTCATGCCCTTGGCTTCAGTCATTTCGGCAAAGCGAGCCGGGGCATAGTTCGGCCCCATAGAGGGCCCGACCTCGCGACCTAGCGTTGCCATGCGAGCGCGCAGGCAGCGCAAGAATATCTCATTCTCGGCAGCTGCCTTCTGCGCCTTCGCCATCTCTTCCCGATAATCGCTAGGCAGGTCTTCATCGCGGGCGAAAGCGCCCTCGTGCCAGCGGAAGGCGAGCCGCTGTTGAGACGGGGCATAGTTGGCCTTCGGGTTGACGATCACTCGGCGGTTAGGGTCAGGCTCGTGGCCGTTCTCGTCTTCGATCCGCTCCATGAACATCTGCGACCGCACCGCGTTGAGCCATGCCGTCGAGCCCGAGTAGCTATCGCCGCTCTTGTTCGGATGCCCGATCAGCACGATCGTGCAATGATAAATGCGGACAAGCTTATAGAGCAGATTGACGAAGGCGGTCACTTGTCGCCGATCGTTTTCGTTACCGCCGAATAGGTGCGCAACATTGTCGAGAATGACTGTGCCAATCCCGCCCCGGCAGATCGTGTGCGATAGCTTGCGGAAGGCAGGTGTAGGCTGAATTTTGCCCTCAGCGTCAAAGGTGCAAAGCTCGTTGCCCTCTTTGCCCCTGAGGCTCGACAGGTGCAGCAGATCGTCAATGTCCAGCCGCTGAAGCCCCAGCATCCGGTTAATCGCCCGTTGCCGCCGCTCCAGCTCGTCAGCGCCTTCCTCAGCCGTGACGTAGAGCACCCCGTCGTCACCCCTGATTGACGTCGACAGGCCCAGGAACGGCAACTTGGCAGCCATACAGGTTGCGAGCTGTTGCGCGCACAGACTCTTGCCGACGCCGCCCTCGCCAGTGAACAGCGTGACCTCAGTTTCAGGAATGAACTTGTCGAGCGCAAAGGTAACCGGGTCAGGTTCCGGCCCGTCGAGCTTGGTCATGTCGAAGATCGGCAGGCAATCATCGCCCCAGCCGAGATTGGCGTCCTCGCCGTCAAGCGGGCGGTTCAATGCCTTGCCGGTCGCGCCAAGTAATCTTTGCGCCTGCCGATCGGTCATTGTGAGAGGATGGTTCATTGCCGCGCCTCCCGCTCCAGATGATCAGCAAGGAAGGCGGCCTGCACCATTGCGCGGCAGTAGCCGACAGCGATCTTCAGGCGCGCGACCGGCACCTTTGCGTAGCAATAGGCTCCAGCTGCCTCGTGAGCCGCGATAGCGTGCTCCAGCGCCATCTCGCCCTCAGTCTGCGCGCGCAACATCGCGGCGTATTCCCTCGCCTTCAGCAGCGCGGTGCGTTGCTCCAGCTCGTCGCCGTCCTGGCAGTCGGGCACGTAGTGGCGAACCTGCGTGAGTAGATCAGTCATTGCGCAACCCCCCCTTTGCGAGTAGATTGCACCTGCATTTCCGCCGCTATGGTATGCGCTGCGCTCGATCCGGTTGCCGCCAGATCGGGCGCAATCTTTTTAGGCCCCGGTGGTGCCCCTGAAAGGTTAGACAGCAGCGGCCCGTAACCCGCAGAAAAGCGTGGCGACAAAGTGCCGGTTAGACGTCTTAACTGGTTTGATTCATCATGATTGTTCATGCCCTTGCGGGGCATCCACCTTCCAGCCATCTCTTATTCCTTTTCAATGGTTTGGGGTTGCACCGTGTCTAACTTTTCAGGCGGGTTAGACACTTTCCCGCCATAGGTGCGAGCCATTGCGCTATCTGCGCGGGCCGCATCACCGCTGTCTCCAGCGTATTTCCGATACATCGACACAGTCTTGTGTCCGGTGATCGCCATGCCTTCCTCGTCGGTGCAGTGCGCGTCCCTGAGACGCCGCGCTGCCGCCTTCCTGAGACCGTGCGCAGAGCAGTGAGGCAGGCCCGCTGCAATGCAGGCGCGCTTGACCATGTTGTAGAAGCCCTTGGCCGTGTAGGCGGTGCCCTGGTTGTTCTCCAGCACGAGCACCTCGCCCAGCGGCCCAGCGTCGAGCGCCTCTTGCAGTAGAGCTACGATCGGGACGTTTACCGCCGTCGACGTCTTCGATTGCTTCAGGCGGATGCGATCGCCCTCGATTGCCTTGCGGGTCAGGAAGCGAACATCAGCACTCCGCTGCGCGCCATACAGCAACAGCGAGAACGCAAGCCGGGGTTTCGTGCCCAGCGGGTGCGCTTCCTCGAACTGCGTCAGCTCTTCCTCGCTCCAGCGGTGATAGCCCTCGCTCTCTGCCTTAGGCGGGCGGGTGTCCTTTACCGGGTCGAACGTTCCCGGCACGATCCTCTCGCGCCGTGCGATCGTGTAGAGCTGCGCCAAGAGCTTCCTCAGGCGTGCTGCCGCGTGCGGCTTATGCCTCATGGCATTCATCACCCGCTGGATGCGCTGCGCGTCGAAGGCCCTTATCGGGTCGTCTCCGAACTTGGCGCGGAATCTCTCCAGCACCCCGCGATAGACCGCTTGGGTTGCCGGTCGCAGATCCTGAAATGACGTGTCAGCATAATAGCGCGCGATCACATCAGAGACACTGCCAGGACGAATCCGGTCGGCACCGATCGCGGGTTTCTCTGCCTCAAGGCACCCGGCATATTCGCGCTCGAAAGCTTTAGTGCCGTAGGGAGCTTTGAAATACTGCGCGGGATAGCCCTTGCGCCTGAAGCGATAGCGCACCTTGCCGTGCCGATCGCGGAAGCTGGTTACGAAGGGGAACTTGCGCTTCACAGGCCCGCCCATTCGTCGAGACGGTCGTCAAGATCGTCATTGCGCGGCAGCACCGCGACCTTGCTCGGTTCCATCGTGAAGGTGAAGCCGCCCAGCGGGTCGACGCGCCCCTTCAGCACGACGCCGTGAGAAGCGACAGCGCAAGCCATCCGCTCAAGGTCGTCTTTGCTGATAAGGGCGCGGCGTGCGGTCACAGCGTCGGGGTCTCCCTGCGCGGGTTCCAGCCCTCGACCTCCCGAACCTCGTCGGGGTCGAGCACGCCGGTCTCCAGTGCGATCTTGTGGGCGTTCCAGCGGGTTTCAGGATCACCCCTGAGGAAGCCCGCCAGGTCAAGCTCCAGTTCGTAACTGGAATTGGTCGGGAAGAGCGACCGGGCGAACTCAGCCTCGATCTTCCTTGCCCACGGTGCGAGGCAGAAGGTTGCGAACCAACGCCCCGCCGTCTCCGAATTGGTGAAGGTGTTCTTGCTGTAGTCCTGCACGATCGGCGGGGGCACCTGAAACAAGCGACAGATTTCCTCGACGCCGAACTTGCGGGTTTCCAGCAGCTCGGCATCCTCAGGCGATATCTGCGCCGCTTTCCAATCAAGCCCACCGTCGAGCACGAGAGTGCGACCGGCATTGCCAGCGCCGCCGTGACGAGATTCGAACTGTTGGCGTAGCCCCATCTTTGTCTCAGGGCCGATCATGCCCGGATGCGTGATAACGCCGGAAGGGCTTGCGCCATTGGCGAGGAACTGCCGCGCGTGCTGGTCTGCCAACCTGGCACCCGTTACCGTGTCAGCCGACCGCGAAAGCCTGCTAATGCCAATCTTGCCGTCATTCGTGCGATCGCGCAGGTGCAGCACCTCGCCCTCAAGCAACCGCTTGCCCTGACCGCGACCGTC